AATAAGAGAAGTGCTAACATGCAGTTGCATACTAGCACCAGCAACCTTAGTCATTTCCCCATCGGTAACAGCCCAAGCTGTGCGCTTAATTTCTTCAGCAGCAGCCATTTCAGCGGCGGAAGCAATAGCAGCTTCAGCTTGAGCCTTTTCGCCTTTAACAACAGCGGCTGTACGCAATTGCTCTTCTTCAATAAACACAGAAGCGCTTTGCTTAGCAGACTTACCGCTAAGACCAAGTTCGCTTGCATATTTAATATTGCTTTGGAAAGTTTGAGCTTCTTGAAGAGCTTTTACCTTTGCATATTCAACTTGTGTCCTAGCAACTTGAGAAAGATAATCAGCTTTTTGACGTTCAATGATTTCTTCTTGAGCAATCAATTCTGAAAATACAGCAGCACTTTCTTTAGCGCTCTTTCCACTTAAATCAATTTCAGCAGCTTGGGCGATTGTGTATTGGAAGTTACTAGAAGCTTGCGCCTCTCTAAGCTTGTCAAGAGCTTCTTGCTGTTTAAGCATATCTTCAAATACAGAAGCGCTATCTTTGGCAGATTTACCAACACTACCAACGCCAAGTAAGGTATTAACATCAGAAGCAAAGTTAGTACCTTGCTGGATAGCTTTAAGCTTTTCCAGTTGCTGAATAGTTCCAGTAATAGAAGCAGCTGTTTTATCAAAATTGTTAGAGTTAGCAGCTAAAACTAAAGCATAGTTTCCAGCGCTTAAAACACCAGCTTCGTATAAAGCATCAGCCTCTTTAATAACATTATTCGAACGCAGTTGTGCAGCAGAATACTTATCAACAGAAGCCAAAAGCTTATCAACTCTGTCTGCATAATTAATAACAGCTTGAGCGGCTTGAAGTTGATTATTATAAGACGCAATGTATGCGCTATTTAAAGCTTGCCAACCGCCAGCAGCTTGAATTTGTTTTTGAGTTAAAGTAGCTGTGCTATTTCCAAGATTGGCGATAATTTCAATCTGTGCAGCAGCAGTAGCTGTTAAAGAGCCAACCTGCTTTTCAGTTACTGCTGCCGCATCGCCAAGCTCTCTAACCTTTCCAATAGCAGAAGGTACAGAAGAACTATCAATGGCAATGCCTAAAGTAGCTAAGTCGGTCATTAGCCTTCTTCCTGTACGTCTTCAGAAGTGTCTTCAGTTTTACTAAGTTTGGAAAGTATGTATTCTCTATCAAGTTTGAGAATAGTAGCCAATTCCCATTCCTCTAAACTTGAATGTGTCACGTTTTGCCAAGCCTGTATAGCTTGCCAAGAAAGCTGTTTAGGGCCTGTTTCGCCCACTTCACGTAAACTACTTAGTTGAAGAAACTTTGCCCACACTAGGCTACCTAATGTGGGCAATTCTGGTCTATCCGGGTCAGAAAGAGGTGTTGACGTTCCTCTTTCTTCTAACTTTTCGAAATGCTGGCGTTGGGTTAAACCATCGCCAGCCGGTGCATCTAAAGCAAATTCAGATAAACCATATTCGACTATTTCTTCAACTAAGCCTGAAAAAAAAGCGATAAGTCGCCAACAGCCTTGTCAACTTGCTGTCTAATCCACTTGTTTTCTAAATAAAGCTGCTTGGCGTTTGCAGTAGAAAAAGCAATTTCTTCACCTTTGAAGAAAACAACAGGACGGCTGACATCATCCAGCTTAGTACGCCAAGCAGTAGTACACTTAGATAAAAGTTCTGACGCTTCTTGTTCATTACCTTCAACAGTAGTAATGGTTGGCTTGCCACGTCCAACTGCTTGAAGCTTAAGAGATTGATTAATCTTGCTATTTAAAGCATTTTGGAACACGCTACTTTCGCGCCCAAGAATGCTAATAAAAACGCCAATACCAGCTTCGGTTACAGGGTGAACAAGTTCAATCTCAACAGCATTGTCACAAGCCTTGCGAGTATCAAAATCAGCAAGATCAACAACAGGAACAGCGGCAGAACTCTTAGACATTGTATTTCTCCAGTGTTAAAAAGTTAAGTGCTAAGATTAAGCAGCACTGTCTTGGATAGAAAGAATAGCTTGATCGGTAGTAGTACCAGCGCCACCAGCCGCATTGTATTCAGCGGTAAACGGATAAGTACGAACGATAAGCTTTTGACCATCATCGGGAGCATCACCAGTGAACTTAACACGCCACAGGTTAAGCGAGATAAAATCAGAAGTTGCGCTTTGGTCGGCAGAAGCAACAAAGACAATCTGAGTAGGAGTTTCAGATTGATACAGAGTTTGAATTTGCTGATCAGTGAACATTCCACTGATAGAACCGCTAACCTTGGTAACGCCACGGGTAAGGTCAACACCAACATTAGAACCGATAACAGGTTCAGCTTGAGCAACGCCAGCTTCAACACTAATGCTAATCGCAGTAGCATTTGCAAAAGAAGTACCGTTTAATAAAACGTCACCGTTAACAGAAGTTAGAATTGGGTTTGTAGTAACAGCAGAAGGAGTAGCCATTTGTTGAGAAGCATTGATAGTACGAGCAAGACCCATAAGCTCAAAATCAATAGTGCAATTGCCAGAGCCCGGAAGCTTAATGTCCATCTTATTTACCTTCATATCGGTAAATAAGTCAGACTTAGTAATATCAGAGTAATACTCTTCAATAGTATAATAATCGTTAGTTTGGCCGGTAACAGGAGCAACGGCCTTCTTACCAAAAACAGTTACAGTAGAAGTGGCAATTGGACCTTCAGCAACCATAGCTGTAGCGTTAAGAACAACGACAGTTGCAACAGTGGCAGTTAAGCCAGTGATCAGCAAGTTCTTGTTAATATTGGAAGCGTTGAAAACACCAACAGACAGACGAATAACATCACCAATTTTAAAACCGTCAGTAAGGTAAGAACCAGTACCACGAGTTACGGTGTAAGAAGGACCAGCACCAGCGATAGTAATTGAAACAGCAGTAGCAGCAACACCAGCAACAAAAGTTTGGCGAATAATAGAGCCCATAAACAGCTTATAAGTAGAAGCTGAAAGCAAGCCAGAAAACTTCATATCTGGCTTCTTGTTACCATAAGAAATACCGCGATCCTGTTGATCAGGGTTAATTTCATTATTGGTAAAAGTAGCACGATCCATCTTACCAACGGAAGAAACACGCCGCAAGATTTGACCAGCCGAGGCAGTAACGTTAGGTACGCCAAGCCCGGCTTGCTTAGCAACCACAGTAATTTTAGAAATACCCTGAGCAGTAGCCATTTTGCAGCTTCCTTAGTTTAAGCCGTTTGCAACATAAATGATCTTTAAAGTAACAATCCAGCGATCACCGTCAGCCTTGCCTAGGCTTATCGCAGGGGTTCGGGTTACTTGTACCTTAGTTTGTCCCTTTGTAAACTGGGAACCTTGGTAGAAGACTGTTCTATACAGTTCAGCCCTTGCATCTGCATCCTTTGGACCATTGTTTAAAGGATAGCATAAGCTAATTTGAAAAATTCCTTGTTCTTGGAAAAAACCACCAACTCCAATTTCAGGATTTAAAGGCTGAGCTGGCATTAAATGAACACGTTGATAAGGAACGTCTTCAGTAGCTTCAAATACTCTGTTTTCCCAAGCAGTTGAAATCTGAGGAGTGATAGAGTCTAAAGCTTTTTCAAGAGCCTGTCTTATTTCTATTTGGCTCATTTTCTAATCCTCGCAACAGATTTATTAACAATGTCTTCAAATTCAACAACAGTCAAACCAACCATTCCATGAGGTGGAACTTGACTAGAGTGTTCACCATCTTCTAAAACTCTAGCATATGGCAAACTATTAGTTATATAATGAATGTGTCCGCTTGCTTTGTCTGGCATTAAACCAATTTGATCAATGCTAATTTGACCAGTTGGATCAATATCGTCAGTAGTTAATTCATTTACCTTATCTAAACCATATTGCCAATTAGCTTTAAACTTGCCACCTTCATAACCAGGAGGCGGAGGCAAAGATTGAGGAGCCCAAAGGCTAGGATCGCCTACAGGACTTTTTTCAACAAGACTTTCCATAACGCCTAATGCAACTTGTCTAACAAGAGCGTCAGATTGATTATGCAAATCTCTTTCCCATTTGTAAAAAAAGTCTGCAAACTCGCCCATTACTTTCGCCTAATGTGATATACATAGTAAGCAGGATTTTCAGCAGCCATTTGTACTGCCATGCCCACAATAGTATATTTGGACCCTTGCGCGATCATTTTATCGCCAACCGAAGGCATTACACTTAAAGCATTTGCTGCAACGGTAAATCGTTTGTCGCTGTCTAAAACAGTGCTGCCAGTCTTAAGTTTATCTCCAAGAAACCTAATAGTATCCGGAAATTCTTCAAGCAGACCTTTGCACGTAATAGGAGCAGATTCAGTCTTGGCTAAAGACGAAGTGTCTGTACTGTAAGCACCTTCTGTTACAAGAATAACTTGCACAGTTGTACCGTATTTGTTTATTAGCTTTAAAGCTAAGTTCGGTATTTTTTCTAATGCCATTATGCTCTGTAGATGGAAACGTTACCGCTTCCAGCCCTTACAAAGAAAGGAGTTAGCATTGCGTCAATTTCACGATAGATAGTAACTTTAGGAGCATTCATATCATATTCAATTTGAATACTGCCAACTTTTACAGTTTTTTCGCGCAATTCAAGATCAGTCAAAAGTTTGTAATTGTCTGCAACCATATGTCTAGCTGCAATTTCACAAACTGCGTTCTTAACAAGATCAGGGATTACATTATAAGCAATGTAGTTAGGAGCAGGACCGTAAGCAGAAATAACATCCCAAATAGGAACCCAAGACCTGGGCCAATCTAAGTTCTGCAAATAGCTTCTGCGATAGCCAGCCCATTTTTCACGATACATCTTAGTAAGATAATCGGTAGAAATACGCAAAAGACCTTCTTTGATAATAACGTCTAAAGCGCCCCAGTCACTATTTAAGCGATTAAGAAAATAAGTATCAGCATAAGCTACATCAACTAAGCTTTCAGCGCCTGTAACAATACTGCCATCTTCAACAATCAAAGTCATTTTCTTTATCCATTGACAGAAGGATCGGCAAGAACTACTAAAGTTCCGGACACTTGATCGGTAATTCTACCAGCGACATCAGTTGCTCTAATTACATAAGTGTAAGTTCCAGCAACAATGGCAGATTGTTGATTAGGAGCAATGTCAAATACTGCAATTCCATTAGCAGCATCTGTAATACTAGCTGCAATAGTAGAAACAACAGTAAGACTTGCGTCCTTTAAATAAATCTTTACACTGGCCGATCCGCTAAGATCAACTGGCGTTACTTTGTTTGCTTTGTTGCAGTCTACAGTAATTGACCAGTTAGAACCTTTTGTAAAGCTTAGCGCTTCAATAGCAGACAATTTAATTCTCCTTTAAGAAGCACCTTCAAGAATAACTAGAATCGTAACCTTGCAAGATATACTGTTTATCAAATGCTGAAACTTTAAAACTACTATCGTAACCAACAACACTATATTCAATACCAAAACCTAGCAAAATCATTATCTGAGTGGGCGGTAATTGTCCAGCCTGATAACTGCCCACACTTGTAAAGGTAGAGCTTCCGCTAATAGTAGCAGCCGAAGCTATTTTAGCAGAAGCTGTAGCACTAAATGTGCTTGAGCCTGTTAAAACAGCAGAAGTATATGCACTGCCAGAAGCTGTTAAAGTAGAGCTTCCAGAAACTGAACCTGTTGAAAACAGTTTGGAATAAGCAACTATTCCAAATGTAGAAGAACCTGTTAAATTGCCAGTGGCAATTATTTCAGCAAAAGCACTTGCTGCAAAAGTGGAACTTCCTGTGAAGTCACCAGTATTTATATTGACAGAAGAGGCGCTAAAGGTTGAAGCGCCTGAAACAGAACCTGTAGCAAGTGCTTTAGCGTAAGCTACATCGGTAAAAGTAGAAGAACCGCTTAAATCACCAGAAGTTACTACTAAAGAATAAGCAGAACCTGCAAAAGAACTAGAACCAGAAACAGCCCCGCTTGCTGCTATTTGTGCGAAAGCAGCGGCACTAAAACTAGAGCCGCCGCTAAGATCGCCGGTATTGCCACTAGTAGCATTACCAAATAACAGCAAAAGAGACATTAACTATTAGCTTTCTGGAACTATTTCGTCAACAGTAGTAACTTCTTCTGTCTCTTCATCAATGTATGAACAAGCCTTATGAAGAATATCGTTTTCATCACGATAAAAGATTTCTTCACCATTTTTAATAAGTGCCATATTACCAGCCCTTTATACTAATAAAGTTAGGAGTAACAGTAGCGCCAGCTGTTGTTACAATAGCTCTTACAAGTTCAGTGCAAACATTGCTAACCGTCTGCGAAACCGTAGAATTTGCAACACCAGTCAAAGTAGTTCCAATGTTAGTCCAAGTTACACCGTTGTCTTCAGAAACTTGCAACTGCAAAATAGGCGGTGTAGTAGCAGCGCCTAACGAAATTATAAGCTGAAGATTTTGACAGTCTTGAACATTTAAAGGAAAACCAGCAGCTGTGGTTGTAGTGGCGTTTAAAGTAGTTAAAGAAATAGCACGATCAAAAATTCTCCTAATAAAGTTTTTAGGAGGCACATTTGACATTAAGCGGACAATACTTCTTGTAAAGGAAGGAGTAGTTCCGGCTAAAGTAGCTACATATCTAATCCTAGTTCCTTTAAATAAAAGAACAGGAGAATAAAGAACACCAGTCCCTGTAGCTCTGGGGAAGTGATAAATATCATACCAGTTTGTTCCGCCGTCTTCACTTTCTTGAAT